CTCTCTGTTGAGTCGCGACGGTCTTGGAAACGTCAGGCAGATGATGCCGATTGAGCCAAGCGACATGAGCTTGCAGATTCATCCTGTCACAAACGAGATAGACTACCTGGTCGATGGCAAAAAGGTTCAGCGATCCAGGATTCTACACGTCAAGGGGCTAAGTAGCTCCGGCGTTCTCGGCTTTGATACTACTACGCTAGCTAAAGATACAATCGGCCTAGCAATTGCCCTCCAAGATGACTTGGCAAGCTTTTTTAAGAACGGGGCAAAGATGGGTAGTATATTGCTATCTGATAAAACGCTCAAGGCTGAACAGATTCAGAGACTTCGCGATGCATTCGACAGCCGCCACAAGGGAACCGAGAATACATATAAGACGGCGATCCTGACAGACGGTCTAAGACCTTTTACAGAACGCTTCAGCTACCAGGATTCTCAACTGGCCGAGCAACGCAAAATCACGACCCAAGAAATTGCCAGAACATTTGGCGTACCTTTGTCAAAATTGCAGATCGAGTCGGCAACGCCTAGAGCCAATGTTGAGGAATCTAATCGGGACTTTGTTACCGGAACGCTTCGCCCGATTGTAGTCTCGCTCGAGCAGGTGTTGAATTTAAACCTAATACCAGAATCGCAACGAAACCAATTCTCTATCAGCTTCAATATGGACGCTCTCCTTCGCGGGAATGTCGAAGCTAGATATAATGCATATCGTATCGGACGTGAATCTGGATTTCTATCTGTTAACGAGATCAGAAGAATGGAAGGACTTAACGGCATAGGCGAACAGGGAGATACCTATTTGCAGCCGCTAAACTTCACAGAACTCGGATCAGCACCTAATCAAGAGGAAGTAGAAGATGAGTAAGATTTATATATATGATCAAATCGGCGGAAACGGAATTGTAGCTTTAGACGTCATCAAGCAGCTATCCGATCTAGATGGAGACATCGACGTACACATTAATTCCGGCGGCGGGTCAGTCAGTCAAGGGATTGCTATTTATAATGCTCTTAAAGAGTATGAAGGCCAGGTTCACGTTTTCGTGGATGGTTTGGCAGCTAGTATTTCATCGATCATCGCAATGGCTGGCGATACCCTTACAATGGCTGAAGGATCTCTAATGATGGTTCACGAGGTTTGGACTGAGATCGCAGGAAATGCCGGAGAACTTCGCAAGGAAGCCGAAGTGTTGGAGAAGCATACCAATACTATTTTGGATATATATGAAAGCAATACGCCTTTGAGTCGCGAAGAGATCAAGAAAATGCTTGAGGCTGAAACTTGGCTAACTGCTGAAGAGGCATATGAGCTAGGCATCGCCACAGACATTTCAGGAGCACTCAAGCAAGCTGCCTCTGTTAATATAAATAGCTTCATGAATGCTCCCAAGGAGCTTGAGGCAATTATCGCTCTCAACACTAAGAGTCTAGATCCAGATCCAGAACCAGAGCCAGAAAAATCGAACTCTGATTCTGAACAACCCCGGGGCGAGGAGGATCAAGACGATCACAACAGTCTTTCAATGGTTCCAACAGCCGAAATGGCGGCTGAAGCAACCAGGGGGCTGGAGTGGCGAGCGGAATATAATCGCGGTGGAACTGAAGTTGGAGTGGCTCGGGCTAGAGATATAAAGAATAGAAAGACTCTTAGCCAAGACACTGTAAACCGAATGATTAGCTATTTCGCTAGGCATGAAGTTAACAAGGAAGCCGAAGGATTTCGCCCAGGTGAAGATGGCTACCCGTCCGCATCGCGCATATCGTGGAGCTTGTGGGGCGGGGACGCGGGACAGGCTTGGGCTAACGCTCGTCGCGAAGATGACTCCGAAGCTTATTACGACCCCGAAGAGGAAGAGGAAAAGAATTTCACAGATAAAGAATTTGTCGCTCGTTTAGAATCTGCCAAGCAGCGTCTGGCGACACTAACCAAACTGGCCAAGCTCTAGCGAGCGACTCGGCCCAAAAAAAACAACCCATACACAACTAAAAAAATGGATAAACTAGTAAACAAGCGCGCTCAGTTAGTTACTGAAATGCGTTCTCTCCTCGATGGTAAGGAAGGCTTGAATACGGAAGACCAAGAAAAGTTGGCTAAAATTGAGGCCGACTTTGATTCTGTTGAAAAGCAAATCCGAGCTGAAGAGAAAATTAACAAGATTGAAGACAAGTTGGCTTCTGTTATCGAAGACAGCTACAAACCCTCAATCCAAAGGGAAAATAGCGTAGACGACTACCGAGCGGCTTTTGATGAGTATGCTCGCAAAGGACTCTCTGCTCTAACTGGCGAAAAGCTGGCTGCTCTACAAGTGGGCACCGACTCCGAAGGCGGCTTCATCGTTCCTGAGTCCTTTGAGACCAAGATCGTTGAAATCCTCCAGGATGTTAACCCATTCCGCAGCGTTGCAAACGTAATCCGCACCGCTTCAGATCGGAACATTCCGGTTGAGTCCAGCATCGGTTCTTTTGCATATGTCGCAGAAGAAGGAGCCTACGGATCTTCTGATCCCGTGTTCGCTCGCGTTACTCTCGGTGCTCATAAAGCAGGTGGTATTGTCAAGGTTTCCGAAGAACTTCTACAGGATGCTTTCTTCAATCTTGAGACTTACCTAGCTAACGTGGCTGGTCGTCGTTTTGCAAACCTTGAAGAAGCTTCTTTCTGCACCGGAACTGGTAGCAGCGAGCCTCAAGGTCTGTTCAACCCAACCTACAGCAACAATGTGACCGGAGCTGTTTCGGCTACTGCCGCAATCGCTAGCGACGATCTGATCGACGTTTTCCATAGCCTCGGACGTCAGTATCGCAGCAATGCTACATGGCTGATGAATGACGCTGCTGCAAAGCTGATCCGCAAGCTCAAAGATGCTGACGATCAGTACCTATGGCAGCCAGGTCTGCAAGCAGGTCAGCCCGACACGATTTTGGGTCGCCCCGTTATCGTCTCGACTCAGGCTACTGCTCCAGCGGTTGACGCAAAGAGTGTTATCTTTGGAGATATGTCTTACTACACGATTGCTGATCGTGCTGGCGTATCTGCTCAGAAGCTTAACGAACTCTATGCAGCAAACGGCCAGGTTGGCTACAAGTTCAGCACGAGAAACGACGCGAAGGTAATTCTGAACGAAGCCTTCACTTCTTTCACTCACGGAGCTGCTTCCTAAGATTGCAAATTAAAGCAATAAAAAGTTTTGCTACAAAAGGCAGTGGCTATCGGGTTGGGGATACCTACCAGGTAGCCGCTGCCACTGGCAAACAATGGGTCAAAAACGGATGGGCCGTGGAGGTTAAAACCCCGCGAGCTAAGAAGTCTAAAAGCCCAGAGGTAATATAAGCCTCCCCATCTCAATGGTCTAATAATTTAATCAGTGGAGACTTCACGAGTTGGGGAGGTATCTCCTCTTATATAAAATGCCTATCTACTACAGCTACAAAACCACTACAGGCCCAAGCAGTGAACCCATAACATTGTCAGAGGCTAAGGCCCAACTCCGCGTAGAGTCGGATTTCACCGACGATGACACTTGGATTACTACGGCAATAACAGTAGTTCGCGAGCAGGTAGAGTCATTCACAAATAGGGCTTTAATGCCCCAGAGCTTTGAATTAGCCGTAAGCGAGTTTAGCGATGAAATAGAATTACCTAAACCGCCATATAGCAGCTTGTCATCTATACAGTATTATGATCTGGACAATGTTCTTCAAACTCTTTCCAGCACCTACTACCTGGTTAATGATTATAAAGAACCAGCAGTAATTGCTAAAAAAACCGATCAGACTTATCCGGAAACATACGATAGGCCCGACGCGGTTAGGATCGCCTTCTCGTCTGGATATGCAGATGCGGCTAGCGTTCCTGCATCCATAAAACAGGCCATGCTAATGCTTTTGACCGATCTATATGATAACAGGTCGGCTAGCTCGAGCCACTTAAATACAGTCAAAATAGACTGGACCCCAGCGGTCTTAAATCTCCTATCGACCAATAAAGCCATACTCTACTAATGCTATCCTCTAGGCTCCAGGTTTATGCTAAAAGCGAATCTGTAAACAGCTATGGGGAATCCGAGCTAACTACTTCGCTATACAAATCTATCTGGGCACAAGAAATGGAAATAAAGATGGATGAAGTGAAAGATAGCGAATCAGTAAAGAGTATGGATGCTTATAAGTTCAAGACTCGCTTTAATAGCTGGTTAGATGAGAACTATGAGATTCAGTACGACGATGGGCGGCTAACTATCGAAAGTGTCGAACCAGCAGGGCATCAATTACGCCAGTGGCTAATCGTTAAAGCCATTAGACAACAATGAATCAGCGATTTAAAATATTCACTAGGGGAAGTTCGCTTAATTCATATGGCGAGCTATCTGAAACATTCACCCAAGGATCGTCTGTATTTGGCAGAGCGAGGCATTATACCGATGGTGAATCGCTGGTATCAAGGAAGCACAGACCTTTGCATAAAGTAGAAATAAAGGCTAGGCATTTTAGTGGCAGTATAAAAGACCAATTAGAGTATCTGGATTATCGGTGGGAAATCGAGGGGGTCAGGAGATCTCACAGATCTGGAGTTATAAAAATAATAGCCAATAGGCTATATGCTCTCGTCTCAGGTTTTTATCTCCAGCCCAATGGCATTAATTTTTACTTAACTCCTTCGGGAAACAAATATTTGCAGCCATGAGCGACATCACAGTCAGTAGCGACATCCATACATTTATGCAGTCGGCCAGCAACTCGGCGGCTCGAGACAATCTAGGCTTAGGCGACACCGATGCCGTCAATCACGCATCACTTACGCTGACAGGGAACGCGACGGCGGTTGAGTTTATTGGCGACCTCGAGGGGGCAGTCCGGTTTAACGCAAAAGCTGGCGAGGCTCTGACTAAAGGCGATGCGGTTTACGTTTCCGGAGTTAGCGGGAGTCTTCCTGTCGTTAGCAAGGCGGATTCCTCCAACTCGGCGACCATGCCTTCTTTCGGACTGGCTGGTTCGACCGTTTCGCTTAATGCTTCGGTGCAGATCGTGACATTCGGAACGCTTTCTGATTTTGACACGTCAGCCTTTACGCTAGGCGATACTTTATACGTAAACGGAACCGGAACGCTTTCGGCAACCAAGCCGACCGGAGAATCAAACCTCGTTCAGAACATTGGAAAGGTTCAACGAGTTCACGCGTCCGCTGGATCGATCAAGGTCGGCGGAGCAGGTAGAGCAAACGACACACCAAATCTAAATGAAAACAAAATTTTTATCGGCAATGCGTCAAATCAAACGACGACTCAAACCCTATCAACAGCTATCTCGGGAGCTGGTTCGCCTATTATTTCAACAGGCTCGACGGCTCCTTCGTCGACTCCTGCAAAAGCTGGCGACATATTTGTAAACACAACCGCTGGCGACGTCTACATCGCCAAGGGTTCGGCATCGTCCGAAGATTGGGTTCTGGTTTCATGATATATTAATAGTGAAGAGGTAATGTTTAGGTCTTCACCAAACGGTGATCCACCGAAAGGTGATTTACTAAAACGACAATTGAGAATCAGAACGTACAGAGACAGTCCGGGGAGAATTGTCATATCGAGATCATGAACAATGAGCAGCGAGTTAATAGCAATGTTAGGCGGCGGCGTGACGGGCTTCGTCATGAAGCTGATCTCGGCTCAAATGTCTATACAGGCGAAGGCGATAGACAATATGATCAATCGCCAGAAACTGGCCGACGACTCTGCCGACCGAGCAGCCAAACGCGACGGCTCCGGTGGTGCTTGGATTCGTCGAATGATTGCAATCTGCATTCTGTTCTCGATGATCTTCGCTCCGTTTGTCATGGCCTTCTTCGATATTCCGGTGACGGTCGAAAAAACCAAGGGCGGCATTCTCAGCTTTCTGGGTTTTGGTCTGAATGGCTGGAAAAATCTAGAGGGCTTCGTTCTCCTTCCCGAG